TTCGGGCAAGTTCCCCAGAGTTCTCCTTTGAGCCTTTCGCATATGGCCTTTTTGCAGTGAGGACACCTGATCATTCTCTGGAAATTCCCTGTTCTGCGGCATAAGCTTCTATTTTGGTCTCTATCTGAAGACGGTCTATGACTGCCCCTCCCTGTTCACGACCCATTTGCCTGATCCACCTTTTCACCTGGCTGTTTTTTGGAGTATCTATATAGCCCCACTTATAAAGGAGAGCCTCATAAATAGCGTTTTCGGGATTAGCACTACTGAATTTCCTCAGTTTTTCTTTTTGTGCTTCTTCCCTTCTAGCAATTCTGGCTAACGTATTTTTGTCATCTCTAGTCCAGTTAAGGTTTTCAACCGGACCGTCCTTCATAAGTGACTGGTTATCAGGAGTTTGTTCCCGAAAGTGTTTATATTTTTCGGTGAACTTAAATTCCTCCGCAATTTTTTCTGTAATAGTCCAGTAAGGCTCTAAGAAATTCCGGTCTCTGGTAAGTTCCTGTACAAGCGGTGGGGCCTTACTCAATATGTGGGCTCTTACTTCATCAAAATAAGGACCTACAAGCGGGTCGTTTCTAAGTTCTTCTAACCTTGCGTCCCTTTCAGCGTAGTTATATTCAAGAGTTGTGGGATCAACAAGAGACGGCCTGTCATCTTCTTCAGCTGTCATAACCTCCCAGTACCTATCCTCGGCTTTGTTAAAGGGATTTTCGGAACCGTCAAGTTCATCAAATTCCTCCAGCATATCTTCATATTTACCATTTAACTCTTTGCTATCACTTGCGTATTCGATATAAGCCCTTGTAATTGCAGCCCGCATATTTTTCGGGTTATGTGACATAACCGTTCTAAGATTTTCTATAACCGTATCTCTTTTGGCTAAATTTGCATTTCTACTGTTTCTGTAAATTCCGTAATCACCACCAAGTTCCACCTGTAATTCAAGGTTTTTCTCACGCGCCAACTCTATGTCAGGGTTTTCCTCTGTAAGTTTGTCCCGAAGCTTGCGGTTAAGATTGGATCTCCAGTTAGATGGGAAATCATTTGCCTTATGGTCATATGCTTCGAGTTCATCAGGGCTCATTTTGTAAAAGCCGTCCTTGATAAGTAATTCCTCTTCGCGCGACGGACGTACAGGGGAACTTCTTAACCCGGCCATACCACTTAGAACCCCCAGCGCTGTATCCCCCTCCATAGCTCCCTGAATACTAAAAGGGAGGGATGAAGTAAAAAGATGTTGCACAATATCTACCGGCGAATCAATAGCGTCAAAAGGCAGAATGTCAAACGGTGTTATTCCTTCAAGGATCGTTCCCGTAATCTCAGGCGCAAGAGCGCCCCTGAACGCTAGAAACCGTAAGATGGGATTGTCTCTTGTGTTTAACTTGATTAAATCTCCAATCGGCGGGCCACCTGGAGCAAGCGTGGCCACAAGTGCCATCTGAAACTGGACAAGAGCCCTTACCTGACCGCCCACACCAATACTCTGTCCGTTTATATCAATGCTTAAATATTTACTGCCGTTAAGAGGATTAAGTCCTTCCTGCATATCGTTAAGAATTCTTTGCTTGCTGTGTCCTTTAGCTACTCCCGAACTCACGGCAGCAGCGGCATACAGGACATGAACTCCCGTAAGAAAAGTACCTATAGCCCTTGCCGATTCTGCCTGTCGGGCAGTAGCCCCTGAACCTCCCCTCAATTTTCCTGTTTCAGCGGGAACATAGGCCATAGCGTCTCCCACAAGTGCTATGGTGGAGCGTAAAAGTCTCGGAGAAAAAGCAAGCCACGCACCCTCAACTTCCCTTCGTCCCGAAGCAACTCCAAGTGCTTTTGAGTCAAGGCCGCCAGTCATATTTCGGATATAAGCACCCAGTTCAGATAATGTATTTCCCTCACGACCTTTTTTAACCCAGTCATTTCTCATGCTTTTCCAGAGCATAGCCCTGCTCATTGCAAGGAACATCCCGTAAGTTGCCTGAAATCTTCCGAATGTCTGGTCCTGTGTGATTTTCCCGCCTCTTTTTACCGCCTGCCCTCCACGGCCAACAGCAAGTGTTTTATCACCCACCTCACGCCCGAATAAAAGCCCCCCTTCCTCATGCGGAAGTAAATCTATAAGGGCTCCTGGAGAAAGGCCACGACCTTTTTGCATAGCGGCAAAAAACTCCACATCACCAAGAGGAACACCGTACTGTGCCATCTCCTGAAACGTAGCAAGGTTCTGGTTTACAAACCGTGCCTGCACGGCAGGGTCTGTAAAAGCCTGAAGAGCAACTCCGGTAGCCTTTGACCACTTAACGGGATTGCGGGCTAACATAACGAGCCCCTGTATGAACTGCACTCCAAAGTCACCGTTGGACTGCAACCATCTCGATGTATCAATAAAGCGTCCACCCACACGGGCCCATCCCCTTGAGTCACCGGCTATATTGTCAATTCCTGCTGAAAGAGCCTCAAAGTCACCTGATTTGTATATGCGGTTTTTCCACATTCTTACGGGAACCGGAGCGTCACCTATATCCCCCCATAAAGATCCGGGGGCCGTTTCATCTTTTCGTATCTTTTCCAGCCGTCGGGCTCTCTGTGATCTTGCGGCATTAAATTCGCCCTGAGCTTTTTTCAGGTTTACCCGTGCTTCATTAACGCTTTCTTCAAGTGCTTTTCTTGCTTTTGCACCTTCCTGTATCGAGGTGATTCTACCGGCAAGCCGGTCAGCGACTGTACCCTCTGAAGGCTTTGTGCTGACATGCGAATGAAGTTGCTGGCTGAGTCTCTTTAAATCTCTCTTTGCGTTCTGAAGGTTTTTAAGAGCGGTCTCATACCTTTTGTGTACCTGTGGGTAACTTTTTTCCAGTATATCTGTAGGGGCAAAAGAGACTTTTTTAGCGGCAAGATAATCACTTAACTGGCTGTCCAGTATTTCATGATATGCAGCTTTCATATGAACCCTGAGATTAGATCTGGGATCAACCTGATAGTTCACCTCGTTAACGTATTTATGAAGTTCCTCATCCCAGATACCCAGCCTTCCCTCGGTTGCGGTATCAAATGTTCTTTCGAGATGAAAATTAGATTTACGCAGAAACTCTATATCGTCAACACCAAGCACCTGTCTCGGTATGTAGTACCATCCGTCCCTGTCTTTTGACAGTGGATCAAGACCTGCCGCAACCCGTAAGGACTCCATCTCATTAACAATCTTTCGGTAAGACTTCATATACTCAAGAGCTTCCTTGCTTAAAACTCCTTTAAATGCGTCGGGATCACTGAACACATCCATCCAGAGAGTACCCGTTCCTTCAACCACACCGTCCTTGTCAATTGCGACAGGCATTTTTCCAGTACCCCAGACTATCTTGCCTTTCAAAAAAGATCTCGTTGCGGCATGGTAATCGAGGCCACCCTGCAAGGCTACTTCGATGAGCTCATTTATACTGCTGTTCTGTCTTGCGTATGCAATTACCGCCTTTTCAACATCGGTGGTTGCGGCAACAGAAGGATTGATTCCTGTGTCTTTTAAGAATTTACTGAGTAATGGATTTTCTACGGTTACGATTTCCTCAATGACGCTTTCCATAGACCGGATGGGTTTAACCAGATCCACTCCGTCAGAACCGCCTCCCACACCAATAACTTTGCCGTAATTATTTAATATCTCGATTGCTTCAGGCGATCCACTTAAAACTCTTTTTGTGTAGTTTGGTCCATCTTTCGTTACAAGGCCGAGATCGGTTAATCTTTCCAGCGAGGTTTCCAGTTCTGCCATATGCAAAGCACCTGGAGCCCCCGCGTTTGATGTGACTTCATCGGCATAACGGCTGACATTTATAACATCGTCCTTGGGCATATTTACCCACAACCTGAGATCCATCTCGTAAAAGGAATTTTCAGGAACGCCCTCAAGGGGAATGGGCTTATTCATGACCCTGTTCAACATCTGCTCTTTTATAGATGTGTAAGTGTTCTTAACATGTTCATCGTAACCCGTCATTGTTTCGGGTATTTTTTCAATTATCTGTTTAAAGACATTTGCGTTGTCGGCATAATTTACAGCCTTTACCATTTTGACGTTTTTTAAAGGTACAACTCCTAACATGTTAGTCGGCACGATAGCGGCGGTAGCTAACTGGTCTCCGAAAGATCGTGCATCGTTCAATTCCCGAAGTCTCTTTATAGATTCTTCGACTGATAATTCCCCTTCGGCAAAAGGGCCCATCTCCTCTATGATCCGTAAGGCTTCCGGTGACGATTTTCCTATACCGTGTACGTCCTGTCCGATTTTCAGAAGATCAAGAATAAAACTTCCCCCGCCGTATTCATGTTTTGTAACTGCCGCAGTCGCCATTTCTGCCTCTGCTCCCAGAAAATCAAAAGGACCGGGAAGTGTTACATCGGGAACATCAATATCAAATTGAATCGGATCAAGAGGAGGGCGCTCCCACGGAACCCTCGGATCATCGGGAGGTTGTTCACTCTTGTCTGTATCAACCCTGCCAAAGCCACTGAGAGCCTCTTTGGCTTCCTTACTATCACCAAATTTTTCCAAAGTTCTCTGTCTTGCTGTTTCAGCATCAATCCATTGGTTGGTTGTGGAGTCATACACCAGTCCAGCCGCTTCTCTTTGCTCTATGAGTCTTTGTGCAATTGCTTTTCTTTCTCTTTCTTTTCTTCTGCCTTCTGTTACATCCTCATGTACCTCAAACTCTGCGCGTGTGATTCCCCAGTCTCTTGCCCTGATATTTTTTTCCACACCTTCAAATCCGGGTAGATTTCTAAAGAAATTAATTTTTTCTTCATCACTGAGGTTACGATAGCGCTTGTTTGTTTCCTGTAGTGATTCTCTTTTGGCCATCAGGTTCTACCCCTTCTGAATATGGTTCGTGCCGTTCCCACACCCCCACCTCTTCCACTTCTCAACAGTGTTCTGCGTTCAGATTCAGCCCGCCTTTCCTCTGCCTCTGCCATCCTTCTTTCTCTTTCCTCTTCCTGCTCTGTTCTTTCCTGTTGTTGCTTGAAGAAAGGACTTGCCTCAAAGCGTCTTTCAAATCCCGGTAATTGGGATTCAAAAAACTCTTTTTGTGTTTGACCTGGCTGAACCATCATTTTCCTGATGTCAGCAAGGTTTTGTTCTGACCGGAAGAATCCTGGCTGGCCTTCTGTTACCTGTGACGGAACCTCACGTGCAAACTGGGCCTGAGCTCTTTCAAAAGCAGCTTCCGCAGCACTTCTTGGAGCAGCGGTAACCATTCTTTCTGCATCAGTAACCATTCTTTCTGCATCAGCCACTGCTCTTCTGGCTGCTCTAACTGACTCAGCGCTTATTGCAACATCCTCAGTAGTTGTGGGAGTTTCAGCGGCACGAAGCCTTGTTTGCGCTTCTTCAAGTTGGGTTTGTTCTTCTTCAAGTTGGGTTCGCGCTCGATCAAGTTCTGTCTCCTCTGTTTCTCTTCCAAGCGCTCTCTCAAAACCGGCGAGTCTTTCTTCCTGCAAGCTGATCTCCGCAGCCCTGTCTCTTCTTGGAGTGGCCTCTGACGCTTTTTGCCACATCTTTTCAAACTCTGGTTTCTGAGCTTCAGACTGTATGAATGACGCAAATTCAGGACGGTCAAAACTCAAATCCATTAGTTGTGGCGCAAACTGGCTTATATCAAATGCCGGTGTTGGCTTTGCAACCATTTGCGGTGTGACACCAGGAGGAAGATCTGTCGGGACCATCTGCCTTATAAAATCAGATTCTGAAACATCAAACATGTTCAGATATCCACCCGTGAACCTTCCCGCCCTGTCAGGTTGCCCGACCGCCTCATCTACAAGTGCTGTGATCTCTTCAATGGTCGTAACACCACCACCAAGAACACTACGCTGTGCCATTTGAGGAACTATGGTATTTCTTATATGGTCGAGATATTCCTGTGATGAATCAGGGCCAACGATTCCCCGTGTCCTGAATTCTTCAAATATGTAATCGTCAAGATTCCTGTTGAGATCAGACACTCTTGCGGTTCGGGCTTTTTCCTCTGCCGAAATCTCTTTCATACGGGCTGCTGCCAGTGCGTCATTACGTTTCTGGGTAATATTAAGCTGCCCTTCGGTTATAGCACCTTCCAGTTTGTTGAGGAACTCAGGATCATTTACAGCCTGAGACTGGTTTTCATAGTTTCCCAGCATGGCGCTAAGTTCAAACTTGACCGCATCGTCTGCGTTTTTATAAAGATCATATTCAGCCTCGGTCAACGTTTTCTGCAAAATCGCATCAAGTTCTTTATTACGGCCTTCAATCGTATTTATATCCGCATCAAAAGGTCTGCTTTTTACTATCTCGTTGTAGTCATTGATAATCTCAGCTTCAAGCTCAGTATCCTTACGCATTTGTTCGAAGTTAGCGTAGTTAAAGATCCTCTTTGTCAGCTTGTCTATCAGGGGTTCAAAGTGTTTTTCCTTGTACCTGTCACGCACTTCGTCTACACGGGACAAATATTCCTTTGCGAAATTTTCCCTTGCTTTGCTTCCGTTCTCATCATCGTTAATTTTTTCTCTGAAAGATGAATTTTGATCATGTTTCAGCTTGGTATCGACTGTTTTTATAAAGTCAGTACCAGCCTCACCAATACGTTCAGTGTAAGCACGGTACACGGAAAACGACTGTTCGATAGAGGGATTGGTAGTCCTGTCGTTAAGCGCTGCTATATACGCCTTACCTTCCGGTGTTTCTAGTATTTCGTCGATAAGCAGACGTTGTTCTCTGCTGATTTCCCGCTTGATATCACTTTTGTCGAATCTTTCCGTAAATGTTTTCGGCCATGAGCTTGAATTGGGGTCGAGTGTAAAAAGAGTTTCGTCACCGAAGTCATCCATTTCCGCATCGAATACTTCGTTTGCCATCAGCGACTTTAAATTGTGCTCAATATCCTTATTGAAATTCCATTCCTGTTGGGTGAATTCCATGTAAAGCTGCTCGTTAAGTCTTTCGTTTTCCGCAAGTCTTGGGAAAAGATCCTCCGGTCCCTCAACCCCCTCCACTGTCCTTGAGGCGAGGTTGTCCATAAAGTGAACAGGATTTGTAGAATAACGTATGTCCTGTGATTTACGCTGAAGCATTTCGTTAACAGACTGATTCCAACGGGTCACGATATCATCAAGTTGCCCGACAGGATTAGGTGCAGCCCCTGGATCTATAAGGGCAGGATCTATTGATACGCCCATTCGTTCCAGTATTTGTTCAGCTTCATCGGGATTTTTAATCCCTCCGTTCCTTAACATTGCCCTGAAGCTAGAAGGGTACAGTCCGTTATCAACGGCAGCATCTACCGCCTTCCAGTAAAGATCGTTTCGGGTCATGTAATTGGCAGCCACATCACGGGATACACCGAGTTGTTTGTTAGCGCCCTCAATTACTTCAAATGCGGCAACGTCTTCGGGAGAAATATCTCTCTCGATCCTGTCCGTCATCCTTGCCTTTCCCGCCTTATCGAGTTCCCAGTTATAAAACAGGTTGTCATAGACGAAATCAAGGGCACTTATTAGATTTGGGTTATATCCCGCTTCGACTCTTTTGCGGTCTATTTCAGACGCGAGTTCATTGACATATGTTATGGCCTTCGTTTTATCAACAGGGGTGTATTCGTGAAAAGAGTCTGTGGCAAGCGCTTCCTGACGATCCAGTATTTGTTGTAGGGTGTAATCTTCTTCTGGGTCAAGTTTTAAAAGATGGACAGGAAAAACATCCTCTTTATCGTGTTCGATTATGTCTCCCAAAGTCTCATTGTATTCTTGAGATCCTTTAGTAGTTGCTTTAAGCTCCCTGATTAATTGTTGCCTGTATATCAATTCTTCCCGTGCATCTTCACTTGCGAAATCAATCTCACCAATAGTAGACGGCCTGCCAGGAGGGTTAATGCGGGCGTTCCATATATCTAAAATACGTTTTAGTCTTTGGTCTTCTTCCTGAGTTCGCTTTTCAGCCATTTATATCCCCCTGTTTTCCATCACGGTTTCTGTTTCCGGTGATTCCATATCCGGTGGGGTGATGCCAAAGGCTTCCATAGATTGCATAAGTTTGGGCATCATCGGGCCTTTTTTTGCCTTTGATTGAAAATTGCCCGTGACTTTAGGGGCCTGTTTTTTCGGAGCGTCCTCAAGCACTTTTTTATATTCACCGATCACGCTTCTAATCGCGTCGGTTACGGGGTTAACTACTTTATCTGGCAAGGTCTATCCTCTCAGGTGTGAATGTGTCCGGTGTAAGCGGTGTATTCAGATCAGCGGGCCCTCCCTGTGGTGTCGGAGTTCCCCCCATACCACCACCCATACCACCAGCCATTCCATTCATGCCCGGAATCTGTGGCTGCATCGCTGCTTGCCTCTGTGCTATTTCCTGTGCGGCAGCGTCCTGGTTCTCCTCGTCAACGAGTCCCATTTGTTGTGCGACAAGGGTCTCAATTTTTTCCCTTACGCTTGGGAGGTTTCTGACTGATTCCTCTATGAGCCTCTGTTTTATCTCCGTGCCGTTTTCGTATCCTGCGGTCTCGTAATAGGTCATGGGATCTATGAGTCCCGCGCCGTATTCGCTCATGGCCATCTGTCTTTGTTGCAGTTCCATTACGGGTTCTCCGTGAGGGAAGCTCACATCAACGCCGTAGACGTTATGTATCGTGGACTTTCTGAGTGTTTTCCCTTTTGCCCCGATGCCGTCCGATAGTTCGGACAAAGTATCTACCGCCTGTAAGATCCTCGATCCCACGATTGATGCCATGTGTTCTCTCTGGAGTGCGACTCCGCTGAAGATTCTCATTCCCGCGGTGTTTAATATCGCCTGTTGTCCGACTGTTGTGACTCCTGCCTGCCTTACCCCCGCAAGAGCGGACGAATATGTGCCGAGCTCAAGAGTTGAATCGGTCTGTGAGCGTAGTTGCAGAGCCCATCCTGGTACATCGGGTGTGTTCATCACCCAGTAATCGGCCATATCCCCCTCTAAAATCCCCTCGTTGGAGATTGCCTGAGCGAGAGTTTCGGGATCACGGGATGTTCCCATCGGAGCGTACGCAAAACGGAGCAGAATCTGGTGAAAAGCGCTTATTTCCTGTGTTCTTTTCCTTATTGTTTCCTTGTTCGGGGTCAGTATTCCCTGTGCGTAATTCTTAGGATCACCGCCTGTATCGGCTATATCCATGCCCCAACCGGCAAAACTGTGCACAAAAGGCACAAAACCCCATGTATTTCTTTCCATCCATATGGGTGTTGCCGCTCTTGAGGTGGGGGAACCGTAGCGTGTGTGCTGATCTGCGACCAGTTTAACGTGCCAGTACGGGGTCCAGTAGTCCCATGTCTCGACCTCATCCCATGGATCACGGTCTTCCATGTCAAATATCTCGGAATATTTTCTTCTCTGCCGCCTGTTCTTTATGATCGACTGCTCATGGAGTTCCTGTGCCGTAACCTTCGATGCCTTAACGGCCATAGTAGGGATTTTCTCACGGGGGTTCATAAGCACCGTGGACGGATGGGGGACCCTTATCCTTACGGGGTTGAACGATCTGCGGTTTGCCCTGTATATAGTGTTTGCCGCGTTGTACTCATCCTCCCCCTCGCTTCCTGTATCGTAGTCTGCCCGATTCGGGCGGTCCGGCCTTGAGTCGAGTCCCACTAAAACAGGGGCTTCAACAACGGCATAACCGTGTGCCACAAGATATTGTGCCACCATTTTCCAAGGGATGATGGGTTCCTGAAGTGATGCGTCATCCATAACGGCTTTTAAGCCGTGTTCAAGATTGGTCGCGTCCTGTTTGTGTTGTTCGGTATCGCCCACGGGTTCACGGTGGATTCTCGGAGAGAAACTCATAAGTGTTGATACCGCATGGTCAACGAGGTGGGTAGGCGTGGAGTCATAGAATATGGGCCGACCCTGGTAATTGTTAGACCACACCTGGAATCTTCTCTGGTAGTATGCGTCGTTATCACGCCATTCGTTATGGGCCCCTGACCACAGTTCGCCCATTTTGGACCGGAACCTTATTATCGTTTCCACATCCGGTCTTTTTGTAAGATCTGCCATTATGCCACTTTTTCCCATTTAAACTTTTTTTGTAACGGATGTTTATCTATTCGTGGTCTTGAAGGAACATTCCATGATCCTCCTTTTGTTTGTCCCACGCATTTCCAACCAGCTGCTTTTACGCTGGTCCCTTTTTCTGTATCTAACGTATAGGTAATTGCTTTCTTGTATCCCATTGCTCTTGCTGCTCTCCAACACGCCCCATACAACATTGAGCAGGCGTTTGGATATCCTTCCATAACTGCCACTCTTGTTATTTCTACCGTCCACGAATCACTATTGTGTCTAGCTACAGGCCTTCCAACTATGGCCACTCCAACAACTTTTTCTTTTTCACTTACGGCTATTGCAAAAAGACCTCCTTGTGGTGCTGGGTGATGCCTGTGTATGTTGTTGACAAATACGAATGCCTCCGAAAGAGTTAGTGGTGTAATATTCATGCGAATGCCGGTAGCCGTATTATTTTTCCGTGGTTGTTAATTCCTTTTTCATTCTTCAGCATGAGCGCTATACCGAGTGCCATAACGTAGTCATCATGAGCACCCCCCATAGCCTGTGGTTTTTCACCTGGTGCTGCGATGATAGTTGTAAATTCATCGAGGCCCTGCTTGTTCGGGATGGTGAGATGGCCTGCGTTAAATGATGCCCTGAGCTCATCAAAAAGCATCTGGCGGCTCATCCTGTCGGTGCGCCATCCGTATTCCCTGCGTATATTTTTTCCTCTTCCGACCCTTCTGCGGTACAGTCGGGGATAGTTCATATCCCTTGCAATGGTAAGAACGGTATCGGAGAAGTTGTTTTCAATAGCCCATTCAGGATTCGCATAGACCTCAAGAAGCTGCATTGATGAGGTGGAAAAGTCCTCCGGTTGCAGTGTGTTCGATACAAGATCAGCCACAACGTATCCCGAATTGACATCGACAATAACGGTTACGGAGTAGTCCATACCCACCCCGCTCGCCACATCTGTCCCCGCAACATACCTTCTTGATGACCGTGGTTCCTGGTATATGGAGGCTGGCCCCACTTCGCGAATGGGTTTGATACAGTCATCTGCCATACCCGCAATAATGTCACGGTCGAATATCGATTGTGCCTTTGGCGGCGCTAGCGCTTCGTTTTCCTCGCCAGGATATTCCTGTTCCATGAACTGTTCGGGGCTCATGCCCTGTAAATCTATGGCGGGTACTGTATCACGCACCCCGTCATACCATATCTGGGTTCTGCCCGGTCTCGCATTCCACGGGATAAAGACTTTTTTCCAGCCGTTATCGGGTGAATTGCGGTAGAGTTCTTTAAACAGCGAACTCATATTTCTCTTGTTTGACGTTGATCCCATGATCATCTGCCCACCGGCATCAATAGTCGGTTTCACAGCGGCATAGTTTGCGGCGTGGTACTCGTGGAAATCGGCCTCGTCCTGTATTACGACAGAAGCGGTTTCAGATCTACCCGCATCCTCTGTGGAAGGTAACGCTATAACCTTGGAGTCCCTTGAAGGGATACCTATTTCACTCCGTGAGTCAGGTGAAAGAGGGGCCTGCCAGTCGGGGGGCAGATTCTTTAGAATAAACCGGACCTTATCGAGGAGGGAGAAAGCCTCGGTCTGCCCCTTGGAAATCATCAATACATTTGTACCCGCACTAAACGTAAGAAGCCACGCGGCATAAGCAGCGCTCGTCCACGAAAATCCCAACTGCCTCGCCTTTAACACCGTAACCAGACGGTGATCCACCATCGATTGTGCGAGATCCACAAGATACGGCCACTTCTGAAAGGGAACCGCACCACCCGAAACACCCGAATGAAGCTGCGCCCTCTCAAGTATCTTCACGTGATCAAGGAAGTCAGGCTGTTTAATTTCAGGAACACCCTCCTCCACTTCTAAACCGGAAGGCGTGACAAAATTACGCCTCGCAAATTCCTTTTCAAGACGTCTTACCGCTTCCTTTCTGTGCGCTTCAGGAAGAGTGACCATTCAATGTACTCCCGTCATCACAGCATCAATCGAGGTGAAGGGGCCAACAACAATTCCCCCTGTTTCCTTATCGACAAACTCAAACCCTTTTGCACATGTGTCGTAATCACCACCACCATGCTCAACATACCAGGGCGGGTCCTTATCTTCATATCCTCGTCTGGTAATAAATTCATACGAGTCAAAAAGAAATGTACTAACCCTTACCCCTCTATCATTCCTCCACTTAACGTCGTACCAATGACCCGCAACACAGACTCTTTTTATCTTATCTATATCAATCGCAAGTGACATTACTTACCGCTCTCTTCATGGCAAACGCAACTGCATTTAGACATAATGCACGATGAGCAACCATCAAAAATACAGATTAATGAAGTTGCCACTACTTCTTACCTTTGCCCTTACCCTTGGGCTTTCTCATCGGTTTCTTTTTCCCGTATCCGATACCTTTAGGCATATGAACCTCCTGTGTATTTGCATCGCAATCAACATGGTAGGGGACGCAGGTAAAACCAACGGAGGAAAAGAGGAGGCAAACCCCCTAAAAACCCACGCCCCCCTATAAAATACAATATTTGGGGAAAAAACAAAAATATTTTCTCCAAGATGAAAAACAGCAGGAACCAGAATTAGAAACGGAAAATTTCCCCAAAAGAAAAGAAAGAAACAAAGAAAAGAAATACAGTGTTATATACCCCTAAAGGGGATATATATAACACTGAGATAAATACTGGGAATAAAACTTACAAAACCTTACACCATGTAAGGATTCGTTTTTAAAGCTAAACCAGGATTGAGACAACCTCTAAGACACCTCCCCCTCTAAAACCCTACTGCGTATGCTTAGGCACTCGTAAGGTTTATAGAGAAGACCCCCTCTTTATAATATTCATAATATTCAGAGGCGAATATTAGGGGGATAGAGGGAAGGTTAATCTCCTTGGGTTTCACTGCAACACTGCAACACTCATCGGCTGCTAAAACAAACGTCCTAGCTAAAACTTACAATCCTTACGCATGAAAACGTACTGTAAGGATGGGTTGCAAAAGGATACAAAATTGGTCGGGAGTAGTACCTACTTATAAAAGACAGCCGACCCCCTTCGCCGTTCGCCTTCCTAGCTTTTGCGATTGGGGCCCCTATAATAACGGAAACATTAGTAGCTGGTAGCCTCGTTTTGACTGCTGCGCTAGGCGTCCAGTGTCTTATATTCACCTTCGATGGCGTCCGGTTGTTTGGCTTGCTGCAATGCCTGCAACAGCTCGCCAGTGTCCAGGCTATTAAGGTTGGCATCTATGCTTAGTTGTGCGCTCAATTCTTTCTTGTCTATCCATAAGCCAGATACATGTGCAATGCTATCAATCGCAGACTTAACAACATTGTATTGTTTGGTATCTGGTTGGCTTGCTTTCTCGATAACGTCGCAGTATTGAGCTATCAACCAGTTACGATCAATATCAAGATTTTTCTCTACTTTTGCCACTGTTTTAGCCTTGCGGCGTGTTATTTCTGTTATGACATTAACATTCTTTAACATTCTACTAACAGCAGCATTAACAACGTTTTCATTGCTGCCACTGTAGCCGGCCTCAATATACGCCTGATAGCCATTGCCATTGTTGTTAATGTAATTATCTATAAATAACAATTGTTTAGGCGTCAAATTAACATTGTCTACCTTATTTTTGCCCATTTTTAACAACCTTTAACATAATTTAACAATTCCCAATTTCATACCTAATTTAACCGAATTTTAGCACCTGGAATGTCAAAAATCCTAATATTTGTTGATTTATACCCTTGACACATTAATTTGTATCAATTAAGATGTATCCACAAACCAAATAAACGGAGGCAAAACCAACATGATAACGAGAAAAACGGCTATCAAAATACTGGCTCAACATGGTGAAGTTCCACACGAACACATCGGCCATTATCACCTATCGTTTGATTACAACGTAGGTATTAAAGAGACTTACACAATCAAGGAAGTCTTCTATTTTCTAGGCTATTAATTAAATCGGGCCTGCAAGGTGCGCTAACACCTAACCGGCCCTAACCACAAAAACAAGTGAGTGTTTTTATGACTAAGACAAGATTATCATCAATTGACCCTAATGTAGTTACTTCAAAGCTATTATCAACGTCTAGCACGAAGATTCAGCATTCCAACGGCTACGGAACGCAGTATTACACCGCAATAATGTATCTACAGCCACACGATCAGAGCGGTAAAAATCTTTGCGCTTATGCTAGTCCAGGTTGTGCAATGGCGTGCCTGGTAAGTGCAGGCCGTATGCCGATGCAGTCGGCATTAAATGCACGAGCCAACAGAACAGAATTGTTCTTAAACGATAAACAGGCATTTAAAGCGCAATTATTTTCTGAAATTGCCGAACATGTAAAAACATCAGAGCGTAAAGGTTTAAAACCTGCAATCCGATTAAATGGCACAAGTGATATAGCCTGGGAATTGGTTTTTCCAGATCTCTTCACAACCTTTAACAATGTGATTTTTTATGACTACACAAAATATCCGATCAATAAACGAACTCGAATTCCTGCAAATTATGATCTCACTTTCTCACGATCTGAGACCAATCACGAGGAAGTTATTAAAAGTCTTGATGGTGGTCGGCGTGTTGCGGTTGTATTCGATACCAAACGAAGCGAAGAACTACCAAAACAATACCTTGGAAGGCCTGTAGTAGATGGTGATTTGCACGATATGCGCTTCCTAGACCCTACCAACGTAATTGTTGGCCTACGTGCTAAGGGTAGCGGTAAAAATGATCAATCAAATTTTGTTGTAACCATTAATTAAAACCATAGGAGTAATTAAACATGGCAAATAAATATAAAAATATGAATCCTAGGTATATGTGGAGTCGCTACGCTGGGCACTGCTCAAGCTGCGGTGAATACATACCGAAAAATAGCGATGTTTTTTACTATCCAACAACCAAAAAAATATATTTCGGCGTATGTGCTGAAACTGCATCGCAACAATACCGATCAATTACACATGATGAAAATATGATCTCAATAGGGGGAAATTAACCATGAAGGAATTGAAAGCAATTCGACGAGATCGCAAACGTGAAAACAGACAACCAAAATTCAAGGTGTTAACCAACATCAAATAATAGGTGAGCCACCCCGGTTCCGGCCGGGGCGTAACCCACAAATCCGGTGGCAAGTCTGGATAAATAAGAGAGGAAATTAAAAATGGCAATATATTTAACAGCCAAAGAGACAAGCTCCGAGGCAACAATCAAAAAAGCGGCCATCAAATACAGTAAGAAAAACCGTGGCTACTACATCACTTTTTTTCACGCCTTCGGGTTGGAAGTAGTTATCGAAAAAAGAATGAGCGTCCATACTCCCGACGATACGCCATTCGATTGGTATGCGTTAAATGGAAAGATTAAGCCCTTCACAAAGCGCCAAAAGATAACCGCTCAAAATGCGACGAGCTGGGGATATTAAATGACCACCATTTACATTAAAAAATGCCGAGTATGTAAAGTCGCAGAATCCGGTGATTATGATACGTGCCAGGATTGCCACTTCAGAGCCACATTTGACAACAGAAAAGAGGTAGATAAACAAACAGAATTAGAAAGGGAGAACGTGCAGTAATGGCTACTATTGATAGTAACAAACTAGATTATTCAAAATTCCGACCAGATCGTCGGGGGCGCTTGAAGTATTACGGTTTTGGTGTAGAACTATTAACCCCACAACGTGTTAAGCGAGCCAGGAAAAACATATACGGCGCAAGAGTTGCCCTGACATTCTTTCCCACCCAGTGCGATCTATGCCATCGAACAATATCCACCGGTGACGATCACTCAGCAAACTACCATGTCAAGGAACGAATGCTAACAATTCTGCATTCAGATTGTGCATGGCAAGATATCATGGGGCGCATATACTCCATCGATGGTAACGCTCGTGTATCACTGCGAGACGCCCCCGATCTTATCTACGTTAATGGTAAACCAATATCTTATATCTAAATAATTCCCTCTGATGATGGGGTGGGTAGCTCCCACCCCGAAACGGCAATGACTGTCAGGGATAGCTAATAAAAACCTGAATGAATAAATAAAACCATTTGTAGATAATAAAACTATAAGAATCTGGGTACTTTAAGGAACAAAGGAAGGTGAATAGATGATACAGATAACTACCGAAACAACGCACGATCAGGCCCAGGTGCATCTCCAGGGTGATGACATTGAGATCGGATCAATGCGTGTCAGAAACTGGGACACGATTACTTTGAATTTGGGAGACCTCACCGTATTTTTGTCAATTGAACAAGCCCAAACACTTCACCGCACACTCAATGAATCTATAACAGATGCGCTCCTCGATTCAGTGGTCTTAAAGGAAGGTGAATGATGAGTGGTAAACGTGAAACAGAAGAAATACGAACAGCTCTATCAACACCACCACATTATCTGCTCAGGGTAACGCCCAGAAACGACGGTGGTGACAGCGATAAGGCTCGTATATACATAGACCCCAGTACAGATAGGGAGTACCCCTCAGTCACCTCTATTACAGGGAAGGATGTATCGAGAAATATAAGTCGTGCTGTAAGGGGAATTCATAAAAGATTCCTTGAGGATAATGACGGTAGGCCTGTTGACCAGGAATTTATAACCGAAATTCTCAACGCACCCAGTAAAGAATTTGAACGGTCTCGGATAATAGGGTCTGAAGTTCACGATATCTTTGACGGCATTCTTTCTGGACATGAAGATGTTTCGATATCCAACCAGTATTATCGGGCTATCGAGG